ATAAACAATATAAATCACCAGTAGTAGAATTTCTATTTTGTATAATAAATGAACTTGTCTCTTGGCTGGAAGGTATTGCTATATCTAATACAACACCACTAGCAACAGGATTATCTACACTGGATATTATACCAACCTTACCGCCCCCTACTTTTGCTAATCTACCTTCATCAGACCTTCTTATATCCATCGCTGTGCACTCCTTCCAAACACTATATTAAATTAAAGATTATTTCTTTTTAGAATCCATACTCTTCTTAGCTAAAATATCTGCCTTCCTTTTAGCTTCCTCAAAACCTTCCACCTTAATCGATTTTTTAACAGATTCGGTAGGGGTTTTCTTAACTTCTTTAGGTTCTACTTTTGGAATTCTTTTACTAGGTGTATTAAGCTTCTCATTCATAATACTCTTATCTTTTTCACTAAGAGTACCTACAACCCTACTAATATTTCCATCTTTATCTACACTAGTGTTTATTTTAACCTCTTTATAAACCTCTTTAGCATCTTTTAACACTGGTATAGCAATAACAGCAGGAGCTACAGGGTCTGGTGTTTTCTGACTCTTTTTATAAGCAACTACAAATCCAGCATCTAATGAAGCTAATAAAGAAGGTGAATTACTTAACACTTCCAAAGAGTACCTAGGTCTAAGCTCTACAGGTTGAAAAGAATTAACAACAAGCTTCCTTCCACCTATATTAACCATAGCTTGTGTACCTTCTTTTGCAATAATGTTGTTTGGAATTTTAAATTTTTCCATTGTAAACTACCCCTTTTTAAAAGTAACAATAAAAAAGGGGAGGGACATTTTAGCCCCGTCCCCTTAATCCAAATAATGTAAGAAATAAAGCTTATGAATAAGTAACTGTACCCTGTGCAATACCATTGGAATTAAACACCGACATACCAATTTCTTCATAAGCAACATAACCAATACGTGCTGCCCTAGGTGTATCATCAGGCATTACCATAATATCCTGACGAATAGGCATAACGCCAAAGAACCTAGGCTCAGTCATACAATAAACTGTACCAGAAGGAACCAACCTAGAAGTGATAATGTCAACACCCCAGATATTACCACGAATACCAGTTTCAATAAGCTCTCTACGAGAAACTTCATCAAGCTCAGAGTTATCCCATGCACGAATATCTTTATACTGCTGGAAATTCATCAATAGATAAGCAGCAGGGAGATCCCACTTCTGAACTGTAGTAGTCAACTCATTGAGGAAATCTTTACTAACACCAGTAGTATTAGTAGTAACTGGGTTGTTTGTAGTATTTGCAGTCGTAGTCGCAGATGCAAGAGCAAGAAACTCAGTGTCTTCAAGAGTCTGTACTTGAATACGCATCTTTTCCTGACCACGATCAAGAACGTTAAAACGCCTTTTATTCAACTCAGAAAGTCTCACACTCCAAGGTGCAAAAATTTCCCAAGTCTCAGGCTCAACATACTCACCCTCAAAAATGTACTGAACAACTTCTCCACGTTTACCAACTACCGTGGCAAACGCATTAACATCCCTATCATACCTTGCAATTTCACCAGGTTTTAACGTGTCAATTTCGAAAAATTTTCTCGCCACACCCTGATAATCAAGCTGAGTTCTAATAGGAACTGCCATCTGTGCACCAATAAGGCGTCTTCCAGCTTCGGTCTGTATCGCTTCAAAAATATCATCATCCATCTGAGAACTTGCATAAAGCTGATCTGGGGAAATTGCATCCGCAGTATCATACGCACCTTCTCTACTTAATCTCGAAACTGCTGTATCAACATCAGCAGCACTCGCTTGTGCTATCCTCATTACAACCACCTAACATTTTAAAACTAAATTCAACTATACTACGTTATACAGTAACAAGCATAGTTAAGTAATAACTATTTGCAGCAGTAGGTGGGTCAACAACCTTACCTACCTGACGTACACCTGAACCTGCATCTGGTGTTGCATTATAATTGACACACAATGTACCTGCATTAGTAGCATAAACAGGCAAATTAACTAACCAATCTGTAAGAGGGCCATAATAAACATTAGACCAATCAGTAACATCGTCTGGTTTAATCTGAACTTTACCCTGACCATAGAGTACTGTAACTCTTTTACCCGTAGGAGGACTAGAAAGCTCATTCGTGTCATCTACTACTAAAAACATTGCATCTTCTGTAGTGCCACCCGAATATAACGTAAGCTCACCATCAGACTCAAGCTTACCTATATTACCAGGGTACCAACCAGTAGTAACTGTACCCGATGCTACTGGATACGAATCCATAAAACCTGTATAATCAACTTGTACTGTAGACATTAGAAACTGTCCTTTCTTAACTGTTACAACAACAACAACAACAACACATATTCCTAATTCAACGAGACAGCTTATTAAGACTTACGTTCTCTCCAAAGGCGTTTATTCCCTTATGTGATAAGGTATTAAATCTATATTTTAGATTTCAACAACTTAATGATGAATACCGTGCTTATACTCCAACTTCTGTATTTCTGAGTCACTCATACCAGCATTATTTTTTAGTCTATTTCTAGTACAAGTAAAAGACGCGCCCAACTTATCTAAATTGGATAAACTATAATTACTCGCAGAACGAGTCATCTGTGGAATAACCCCACTTATAGAAGGCGTACTTGCAGTCTTAGGAGGAGTTATATTCTTTTGTGGCTCTTTAACGCCATTAGTTAAATCAGACTCCATACCATCTTGATCGGATACTTTAGAATACGATCCACCTCTACCGTCTTCTACACCCTCAAGGCTGTTACCCATAATACCTTTTTGAGAAGGTTCAACCCTTTCAGCAATCTTTTCTATAATGTTACTTACTGCTTTAAAACCAGTGTCATCAAGCCCTACCATAAGTTTAGCCATAGCATTAAATTCTGATTGAGTCATAGGTATATCAAACCTATTAGAAACAGTACTAGTAAGACCTGCTGCATTCTCAACGCGCATTTTAAGTGCTTTCTTGCGCTTTAACTCAGAATTCTCACGCTTAAGATTTTCAAGCTCCGTAGAGGCTTCTTTATCCGCACCGTAGTTATTAACCATACCTGCCGCAAAAGCACTGTCTCCAAAGGCTTCAGCATAATATTTCTTCTCATCAAGACTCTTTTCAGTAGTTTTAGCAGCACTTTTCTTAATTCCAGATTTTACTGATTTAACCAACTGATTAATCTTAGCATTAGAAGAAGATTCCAGCTTTTTAACCCAAAGACCTCTAACTCTAGCGGACTTTATATAAGTACCAAACATCTCATTCTTAACAGCTTCCAAACCGTGTTTTGTAACTTCCTCTGCAACCTTATTAACATAAGCTGCACTTAAAAATCTTAAGAAATTATCAGGGTCATCCACATTACCACCAGCAACATTAGCATAAGTCGCTTTCATAATAGGAACACCTTTTGATGTAATTACTATAGCTGTATCATTAGCCGTCTTACCTAAAGCGATACTTGCCCTTACGTCCTGAATACGACCTGGATCATGTATAAAACCTGGGTCAGATAATTCTTTATCTATATCTTTTCTTCCAATATTAGCACGCTGATCCTGAGATTTAAGCGTAACATCATTAAAAGTGTCCTCATTAGGCATGTCTGTCACTGTATCATCAAAAGCCCTCTGCTCTTTAGGAAAAAACGGTGCAGTAGCTTCTTTAGAGAACAAATTATTCAATGAATCCATAGCCCTTTTAATTTTCTTAGCACCACTCATTACAAGATTAAGATTGGAAAAATCAGCCGCTTTATTAGGTTCCAACTCATCTAAAGGAGCATCGGCATTAAGTTCTGGAATTTCTTCCTCATCAGCCAGCTCTTCAATATCTTCAAACTCATCACCAAGCTCGTCAACATCCTCTACATCTTCAACTTCATCATCTTTACCTAATTCTTCTGGCGTCTCATCTTCAACACCAAATAAATCCTCAACCTTATCAGCTACACCGCCTTCAGGCAGTGCTTCCTCAGCAAGATTCTTAATATTGCTAAGAGCCTCTTCTATCTGACGTGCCTCATCAACTGTACTCAAAAGCATATCGACAGCCTCGGTCACATCAGCAATAGCACTCTCTTCCTTCTCTTTTTTATCTTTTGCAGCTAGTACATTCTTTTTAGAAGTTAAAGCTTTAACATTCTTATAAATAGCAATATTCTTTTCAGCAAGAAGTGGGAGCAACTCACTAAGCTCATGAAGAGATTTTTTAACACTCCTATGCGCTCTAGTTTTTATACCATCTCTAGCTAAAACAGATCCAGCAATAACCAAATGTGAACTAACCCTAGAAGTCAAATTTCTATAACCTTTAAGAAACTTACGTGATTCATCAATAGCACTTGCTGTCGGAGTATACCCCGTCATCCTTGGAGTATTTTTTTCCTTTTTCATATCCGCGTACCCTCTCTGCGCTCTTTCCGCATTTGACTTATTCTCAGCTTCACCTTCCGTAGAATCGTTAAGATAATCACCACTATCTATGGCTGTTACCCCTTCACTAGGTAAATTCTGAAATTCTAATTTTTGTTCTTTTGCATTAATATACTTAGAAAGCTTACCTTCAAAAAAATCAGGGTAGACTTCTTCTAATTTACTAGCCAACTTAACTGAAAAATCTGATTCAACACCATAACCGTGCTTATCAACAAAATCTTCAAAGTCTTTACTTATAGATACATTATTATTCAACACACCATTATGCGGTTCCACAAGTTTTCTAAAAACATTTGCAGTCTTAAGGATAACATCCTCATTCTTACCGCCCTCAAGTAAGCCTCTATGTGCTAACTCAAATTCTACACCTTGTAAAATACTATTATATTCCATTTATGGCACCACTCTCTTTTTATTATTTAATGCTTTTATATACATTTAATAAATCAATATCACTGATAATAGAAAGCCAATCCGAATCAGAAATCTTATTGCTGTTATCAGAAGCTACTTTCTCTAGCATATAGCCCTTATCATAAGCAGGATTACCTACAACACTTAATTCATAAAATTGTAGCCCATAGTTTATTTCGAAAACTTTAGCGTAGACCATTCTATGCTCATTACTTAACACAGCCTTTACTTCCGTAGGGGAAGTAAACATGTGACGTGTCCACTCAGGCTTTATTGTACCACTCTTCAATAGTGAATGCATCTCAGAAGCCATAACTGGCTGATGTCTGCCTTTACCATTAAGCACATGTTTACAATAATCTTTTTCAAAATAAGCCCTATTACCGCAAATAGCACAATCCGAATAAGAAATAGCCGTTCCCATAGAAACCCCTACCTTCTCATCTAAGTCTATTTGCCTCGCAATAGTAGGTGCCCTTAATCGATCAATCTTCATTAAGACTTCTATAGAACCATCTAACTGATCAGAAACACTATCATTAACTGCATAAGCATTTATAACTTCCTTACCATTACCATCGGAACCCATAAAAGAACCAATAACAGATATTCTCTCAACAGCATTTAGATCATGCCATGTTTTTGAAGACAATGTACCAAGATCAAACTGCCTCAAATAAGAATCTAATAAGTCTCCTATCGAATTAGTTACAGAATCAGTATTATGCTCTTCAAAAGCTTTCTTCCCTATAAATGACTTATAACCATAACCTAACTTATCATTCAAAAATTCACTATATGGAAACGCATCTGCATTTGCATTAGGCCCATCCACCTCTAAATTCCCTATAGCCCGTGTACGCAAGTAAACACATTCAGGATGCTTTTTTTGCACCTTCTTTAATCCTGTAGCTGCTGTAGATTTAATACTATCTGTGCCATCCATTACAACAGTGTTTGTCGTTAATGCTGTTTTATAAAGCATAAGATCCCCAAAAAAAGAGTGCAAGAAAAAAATCATCTTGCACTCAAAATAAACAATATATATGAATTTGTAAATAGTTTACACTGAATTTACTTACACGGTTGCCACGAAAAATAGAAGTATTCTATTTCATAAAAACAAAATTCCCACAATCCCAAATTCTATCATAACCATTCAATTGCATATTTTCCCACTCAGTTAACTCTTTATCAATATCTTTAAACATACCAGCTAATTTATGCTTTTGATACTTCATTCTATTTTCTCTACTTAACCCTTTTACATACCAATAATTAGGAATAGACCCACCTGTAAAGTTAAAACCAACGCTTAAATACCCTTTACCATTACTATACCTCTTATCTGCGTATGACATTAAAACGCTATCAGTATAGATACTTTTCCAAACTTTTATCAATCTGCTCAAACCACCATGTACTTGATAACCTTTTTTACTACAAAATCTTAACAATTCCCAACTATCATCTTTTCTAAATCTACTCTTACCAAAAGTAGCAAGAGAAACTAATTCATCGTTATAGTATAAACCATATCTCTCTTTACTATTTACGTTACCCTGTATATGGTTATTATCAAGAAACCCTACTGAATCATCACTTGAAACTTCCCTAACTTCACACTGCCTTGCACCTACTTTACAACCGAACAAACCCATCTTAGCTTTAATAACGGACTTAACTATATTTTGTTTGTAGACCCACTCATCCTCAAAAATATGTATTAACTGATAACCTTGCTCTTTACATAAATTAGTTTTATTCAAATGGTAATTCTTATCCTTACCATTTAATTCACTATGATAATATAACCCATCAACTTCTATAGCTAACTTTTTATCTGGAATTACTATGTCTAATTCTAAAGGAGAAATAATAGTTCTATCATTATTTATATGCTCTATACCTAAGCTATCTAACCACTCAGATAATTCCCCCTCATAACTACTCACACCACATAATATAGGATAGCATTCAAGACACCTAGGTATTTTACCGGATATCAGGTTATCTTCAAAAATACTATTACACTTTAAACACTGCCACTTATACCTATAATTAATTCCTTGGTAGCCATTAATATCAAACAGAGGCTTAACTATAGACTGTAACCGATCGCTATTTAATAGCCTATCATACATTTCCTTATAAACAGTTATCTTTGAGCTCTTTACTACCTTCCCCAGTATGTGTTTATTCTGAGTAGGATATTCAACCCCATATTTATCTAAATTAGTTCTTTTAATCTTATTCTTTATCTCTTCTGACTGTAAACTATGATCAACACCATACTTGCACCTATTAGTCTCTTTACGCTTTTCCATAATTGCATCTGACTGAGCGGGGTATTCTACACCATACCTCTTTAAATTAGTTTTCTTTATCTTAGCTTTAACTTCCTCCGCCTGTAGCACATTTTCTACACCATATCTCTCTAAAGAAAGTTTCTTTTTTTTCTCTTTTACCTCTGTAATCTGTGACACATTTTCCACCCCGTATTTCTCCTTGATAGCACAATTAAAGTTACCCATAGCTATTTTAGATTGTAGTGGGTGCTCTACACCATATTTCTTTAAACTTGTTTCCTTTATCTTGTCTTGTACTTCCTTTGCTTGAATTATATACTCTACACCATACTTCTTTAAATTAGTTTTTTTTATCTTCTCTTGTACTGTCTTTAACTGTATGATGTTTTCTACACCATATTTCTTTAAATTATTTCTCTTACGTTTTTCTGAAACTGCTTCTGATCCCGCAAAACACTCTTTTGAACAATAAATACGATAACCTCTAGATAGCCGCCTAAACTTAGTTTCTTTACCACAAATAATACATACACCCTCTCCAACAATAAGTAGGTATTTGTCGTAGTACTCTTTAGCAGAAATCTTATGAGTATTCTTTAAGTGACTACCAAAACCTTTAGTACTTATGTCCTTACAACATATCTTACAAATCAACTTTTATTCCTAGTCATTGTGGTTTTCAAGGCAATCAAAACAAAAATATTTACCATTTACCAACTCTAAATCAATAACAGAAAAATTACGCTTACATTTGCAACACAAAAAAAGAGACAAATCATCACTGTCAGATGAAATAACCCTATTTGCAGTTGTCTTAATTCTCTTGAATATCATTTTCTAACCCAATATCAATAACTTCCATGTTTGTCTTTACAGCTAGATAGTACTTACTCTGTGGTGCACCCAAATAAGCATGTAATGCTTTTTCTAAAGATCCATGACGCTCTAAATAATGGTTTATAATATAAATACCCGATTTTATATTTACATAAGGGTCAAACACGTCATCATCTGCATTAATTACTCCTTGTTCAGTTAAAATATCAGCCCATAGAGCCTTACCACTTTTATAAAAAAACAGTACCTGCATTAAACCTTCAGCGTTCATATGACTCTTAGCATTAATATTCCACCCTGACTCCACTTCTATAATAGCTAATATTAAGTTTAAATCTAAGCCATACCCCCTTCTAACCTCATAAACAGCTTTACCTATCTCTAAAGCATCCTCCCAAGACATATCACCACCAAAATAGTATTTATATCTGTCCTTTGCATACCCCCCAACATTTAAAATTTCATCCGGTAAAGGTGTTGCTGAAGATAAGTACTCTATCTTCTGGTCATTTACTATGGGGCTCTTCCTGCTCTCCAACTTATACGGATTAAAAAACACAAATAGAACCAACAGCATAAAAATGCTAAAATAAATTTTCATAACATCTCCCATGTATTTTAATTAAAATTTTTATAAAAAAATTAATACATGGATTATGTTGCGTAACTAACAAAAATACGTTTCATTTTAATACCTTTCTAAAATATGCTAACTGCCTATCTACCTAATACTCCTCAATCGAAGCACAGTATACATATTAAAAACGTATTTGTCAACTACTTTCTGTAAAGTCCTTACCGAACTCTGACTCAAGAGAATTTAATAAGTCTTTTTCAGCCTCCTTAACCATATCAGATATATTATCAGAGGTACTTAACATCTGATCCTTTAAGCTCGCTGTAGGAAGTCCTTCACCAGTAGGCATAACTCCTAGCTCACCACCTGTAGGTAAAGCCGCTCCTTCCATACCAGGTTCTCCTAGAGGTTCTTCTAAATCTAAGCCTCCAGGAATTAATTCACCACCGCCCATGCCTCCACCAAGACCGCCACTCATACCACCGCCTAACTCGCCACCTAGCCCAGCTTCAGGCTTTGCTGGAGAGAGTATATCGTTTTCCTGAAGTATCTTTAGACGTTCTTTACTCTCTAAAGCTTCTTTAAGCACAGATTTACGTTCTGATTCTTCATCTAATCCCATTAACTTATATAAAGTTGCATCAGAAATAAAAGACATACCATTTGCTTGTTTAAATTTATCATTGTACTCAGTTACCCAACGTCTCCAATCAAGATCCCCAGATAAATGAGTTAAGTTCCAATCAGTCTTCGGATAAATATACTTCCTATTTTCAGAAGCTACTCTTATATTCTTCTCAAGTGCTTTTGCCTTGGTGTATTCCTTAAACTCTTTATTATCCTTAATATCTCTTATCGTACTCTCAGCAAACAGCTTCTGAGTGTCATTAGCCTCACTTGAAGGTTTACCATGACTGCGTTTAGTAGCACCACCGTAACCCGCCATAGATTTTTCTACAGTATAAAACCCACAAGAGTCAGACACAGGTTTAAAAATACCCAATCCAATAAATCTACTAAACTTCTTAGTCATAAACAAATAACGCTGCTTTAATACAGCTAACGATACTGAAGCGTTACTATACGTAGGGCCACCTTCTCCACCAAGGAATGCTTTAGATATTCCTAACCCCATCATCTTCAATTCATCTATACGTGCTAAGTCCTGTTGTACAGGTAAAACCTTACCACTTGCCCCTATATACTCTATATTAATACCATAATGGTATATTATACTCATGTTAGGGTCCATCTCTCTAGCTGCAAGGATCTCTTCCACATCAGCTAACTCAGATGGCTCTGGAAGCCATCCACTAGCCTCATGACCAACCTTAACAAGCGTTATAGGTACGATATGCCTATAAGCAATAGCTGTCTGAGCTTCTATTAACTTATTCTCATAGTAAAGCATCTTTAGTAAAGACTTCACTGGAGGTTGCCCCCATACTTCATAAGGAGCACGATTATAAGTTAAATGCCATGTATTAGCAGGATGCAATGGAATATCCCTACCAGATCGAACATATTTTATAATCTCAGGGTGTAACTGCTGATATAATGCTTTCGGCTGCTGTGTAGATACAATCTGCTTTAAATTGTCATCAGGTCTTAATTTAATTAATGGTCTCTGGGCAATCCAAGTATCATCAATAATCACATAATCTGGGTTTAATATGGCTATTTTGTCCCACATAAAGTCAGTCTCATTCCAAGCACCAAAAGTAATAACATTCCCCATTCTATTGTACTCAATACCAACATCCAATAAAAATGTATCACCCTGTATACGATCATTCCACATAGTTTCAAAATGATGCTGTATCGCAGGATCACCACAATCAATCAATGACATACTGGATAAAGGAAACTCAGTGTGCAACCTATGTGCATTCTGTATAATAGGATCAGTTGTATCATAGTACCTATACATACTATTAAGTACTAATTGGTCATCCGGTATCATTAATGACAGGTAACTAATCCTTGGATCAGCCATTGTAGGCACAGACCTACTAAAATTACTAGCACCTACTTTCCTTTGCTTATGTGAAACAGGCTTATAATCTGGGGTACTTTGCTTCATAAAGCCGCGATCCCTAAAAGCACTCTCGACTTCTGGCCCCGTAATAATCTTATTTTGATTCGAACTTTCTGTATAACGAAACACAGCGTACCCCTTTATAATAAATTTTCTATTTCATAAAAACAAAATTCCCACAATCCCAAATCCTATCATAACCATTCAATTGCATATTCTCCCACTCAGTCAAACTGTTATCAAAATCTTTAAACATATCTTTCAACTTATGTTTTTGGTATTTAATTCTTGACTCACATATTCCATTATTAACATACCAGTAATTAGGTTTGGACTCCTCCATTAGCTTAAATCCAGCAGATAAGTAACCTTTACCGTTGCTATACCTTTTATCTGCATAACTCACCAAAACCTTACTAGCATTTTCACTCTGCCAGTATTTAATTAACTTTGACAAAGCCCCGTGTACTTGATAATCCTTTTTACTACAAAATCTTAATAATTCCCATGAATTATCTTTTCTAAATCTACTCTTACTGAAAGTAACAAGAGAAACTAACTCGTCCTTATAATATAAACCATATCTCTCTTTAGAATTTACATAACCCTGTATATGATTATTATCAAGGAACCCCACCGAATCATCACTTGAAACTTTTCTAACTACACACTGTCTTGCGCCTATTTTACAATCAAACAGACCTAACTTAGCCTTAATTACAGATTTAACCACATCTGGTGCCATTATCCATTCATTTTCAAAAATATGGAGTAATTGATACCCCTGCTCTTTACATAAGTTAGTTTTATTCAAATGGTAATTTTTACTCCTCCCCATTAACTCACTATGATAATACAGCCCATCAACTTCTATAGCTAACTTTTTATCCGGTATTACTATATCTAATTCTAATGGGGAAATAATACTTCTATTATTACACTCATGCTCTATACCTAAATTATCTAACCATTCAGACAACTCTTTCTCATAAGAACTTGTACCACATAAAATAGGATAACACTCAAGACATCTAGGTATCTTACCATCCCTAATACTATCTTTAAAAATATTATCACATTTTAGACACTGCCACTTATACTCAGACTTACTTCCACGATAATCTTCTATATCAAATAAAGGCTTAACTCGATCTTTTAATCTATCACTATTTAATAGTCTATTATAAAACTTACTGTGTGCATCCTTTGCAACTTTACTCTTTATTTCTTCTGATTGTAAAGCATGTTCAACACCATATTTCTCTAAAGTAGTTTTTTTACGCTTCTCTTGCACCTCTTTAGAACTTAAGCTATACTCACAACCATATCTATCCAGATTAGTCTGTTTAAGTTTATTCTTTACCTCATCCGATTGCAAAGCGTGTTCAACACCATATTTCTCTAAAGTAGTTTTTTTAACTTTATCTTGTACTTCTTTTAATTGCAATGGGTTTTCTACACCATATCTATCTAAATTAGTTTGCTTGATTTTCTCTTTTATTTCTTCTGACTGCAAAGCATGTTCAACTCCATATCGATCCTTAGTAGTCTGTTTTGCTTTTTCCTTAAACTCAACAACTTGCAAAGGATGTTCTACGCCATATCTCTTTAGATTAGTCTGTTTAACCTTCTCCCTTATAATCTTAGACTGAGAAGCATTTTCTACGCCATACCTCTTTAAGTTAGTATGTTTACTTCTCTCTTTCATTTGCTTAGAATTATTGGAGCACTTATTAGAACAACAAATACAATAACCCATAGATATACCTAAAAACTTAGTCTCCTTACCGCAAACAGGGCATATTCCTTCCTCATCATTCTTTAGATATTTATCATAATATTCCTTAGCAGAAATCTTATGAGTATTCTTTAAATGGCTACCAAATCCTTTATCGCTTATCTCTTTACTACATATCTTACAAATCATTTCATTAGTCCATATAAGATACTCTCACATTCAGTGGAATGCCATAAAATAGGTACTCTATACGTACCCAACTCAGGATCATTAATCATCTTCACTGAATCACTCTTAGAAAATCCTCTGCCATAGTTTAACCATAGAGACAATACATGTCCTGTCCTACCCATCCCTGCATGGCAGTGTACAACAGTTTTTTTACTATTCTCAACAGAACTATTCAAGAATGGAATAATCTTATTGATTAAATCTCCCTTACTTATATATGAATAATCCTTAATAGGTACCAATAAAACATTATCAATACCGAACTCTTCTACGTCCCTATCTAAAATAGAGACCCCAATATCCTTACCTAAACGCCATAACTCTTTTTCAGTAAGGAGCACAACAACCCTCTCTATACCTGAACTCTCCATTAAATCATACCACATGTCTACAACTTCACTCTTACCCGCTATCTGCCCCCACTGACCATCATCTGGTGCAGAAGAACCATAAACTATATCTTCACCTATAGCCGCTTGAGAAAAATTAAAAGTAGGTTTGTATTCTACCCTAAATAAATCAGATGTAACTCCAGCATCCTCTTTCATAATTAACCCCCAATCGATACTTATTTCCAAAGACCTTTAATATCGTCTATATTAAATAAAGTATCTATTGCTTCATTTTCCATCATATCACTACCAAAACTTGTAGGATCCTCTAATGGATTAGAATCTACTTGCTCTAACTGTGACCTAGTAAACCTAATAGGTATTTCAAGACCTGTTTCTAATACTAACGTATATAAAAGACCACGTTTATGATTAGGCTCAATATTTGCTATCTCCCCAATATCACCAATAAGCTCATTAAATCTTGAAGGAGTATCCATAATTCGTACAACATCACCTATTTTAAACGCTTGTGCCTTCCTAGTTATAAATATAGCCTTTTTTGTGAAATTGTCAACAGATATTTTCCTTAAAGGTTTATTAATATCAGAGCATAAATCACAAATACCCCTACCAACTCTACCTTTAAGCACCTTAACTATATCATTACCCTCATTAACAGCCTCATGACATATATCACAAACATTAAAAGTACCTATAACTTTTTTAGTATGTTTACCCCATATATGCTTACTACCCATAATTTTTTTATTCGAACAAGCATTCTTTAAAAGAAACTCTTTCTCCCCCTCAAAAACGTCCCTACCCACCTTACTTTCATAAGCACTAACATACTCCGCCTCAGTATCATACAGATAGGCATTCTTAGTGTGCCTTTTTAAACTAAAATTCATAATGTTATTCCTTTTTTAAAACATTCTTAACCTATTACTTAATCTTTTCTTCTTTTCTTCTGTTGTTTCAGTGTCTTCTCTACCCGAACCATACCAATCTTTTGAAGGAGGACTCTTATACTCCATAATTGTTTTATGTATATCTGACTCTGACCCTCCCATAGCCTTATCACCAACTTCTGCAAACGGTGTGTATGCAGTCTTTAAATCTTCAGACAAGTACTCTGTTAAATAAGATGGATAAACCATCTCATCCTGAGAGTACCTTGGTGTAGCTTTACCTGGGGCATTTCTATTCTCCCGTTTATTATACTTACCTTCCATAAAAGTCTTTGTATCTAAAATATTATCTAAGTCTGTCTTCTTAGAATAAAACCCGACCTTTTCCAACGGGCTACCATTATTATGCACCACATCTACAGCATGATCTATAGCCTCTATATCATTAGGAGTTGCACGTAACATATCATAAGCTTCTACAATTTTAGCCCAAGCAGCACCACCATATGCGCTATTCCAACCAGCATCACTAAACCCCATCAATAAGTAAGGAGAAGCTTCATCTGCGTTACTTATAACTTCCGATATGCTATTCCAAACATTGTCAATATCACGCTTAATACCCTGTAAAAAATAGTAGTATATATAATCTTCTATATCAGTAGACGCAGTAATGGCACCTTCACCCCAAGTTTCGACCTTTTCTTTATCAAAATAACTAGACCAGTCTCTATCTACATAAGTTAATACGTCCTCATAAGTAACACCGTACTTACTCACCATGTTCTGAATAAGGACAATTGCTGTATACTCCTGCATATGTTCTTTAGTAAAAGCTAAAGTATTAGACACAAGGTTTATTACTTGTAATATATCAATATTAAATATATCTTCAGAATATAAAATTAAATCCTGTAAAATACCTTCTTCGCCATAATCATCATAATCACCAATAGCTTCTTTTACAATAAGTTCAATAGTCTCACTATTAGAAAATTCCTCAAATACTGCATCAAACTTATCTTGAGGATCAGTAGGCTCCCACTCAGAGTCTTCAAACAAATCTGGAGCATTCTCAAATTCAGTATCAGAGAACTCTTGTGACTTTAGGGCTTCATCATATTCCATAGTTTCTTCTGGAAAATGATATTTTACATAATCATAATCAAATTTATGTATTAATCTCTTTATCTTTTCAAATTTACTAGGTGAAGAATTGCTATAATCATAAAAATATTCTTTAGTTTTAACACGGTCTGGGTCAATAAACTCATAATCACTCGTAGGTGCATTTGTACCAAAAAATTTAAGATAATATTTTCTTTTCTCTTTTACTACTTCACCAATTATAAAACGTAATAAACTTATAAACTTTGGATAAACACCATCCATTACTAAAGCTTGTACAGCATCATAAAAAGTTTCTTCTATATTTTCATCGGGAATCTCATCAATATCATACAAAAATTTCAAGACCTCTTCTCTAGTCCTAAAATCATAAAACTCTGCCATTTGCCCTATATACTTACCTTCCCCAATAATAGCATACCCAAGAATACCTTGTAAGAGCTTAGACACAGTTTGTTTAACTTCTTCCTTAAGCCCATTTATCTTTGCCGCATCCCCTCTATCTAAACCTTTTGGCATACCCATTACATCTACAAACTCTTCTGGGTTTTGTCCTTCTGGAAACTCTTCCAACTTAGTTTCACTTATACCAGAACTCATAACTGACATATACTCCAATGCATAAAAATCAGCAAGTAACTGGTGGGGTAAGTTTACAGGCATATCATAGTCTTTAATAAAATCATCTATTAACTTGCTTGCTGTACTTTGTAAACTACCACCCTTACCCATATTCCTGTATTTAACTATCGTATCATGTAAACTTAAAAGCTCATCTGGTGCAAATTCTTCATTTGTGAAAAGACGTTCTTTCATCTCTTCATCACCATACTCTGCATAAGGACTATATACGCCCTGCATATCCTTTGACAAGTATTTTGTAAGACTAGACGGGTAAACAGGCTCACCATCATTGTAATCAGGAGTAGCCTTGCTGGGGGCATTCCTATTCTCTCTCAAATGAAACTTACTACCCATAAATGTCTTTATATCTAAGATACTATCTATATCTTGCTTAGCTGAAATCCCAACCTTCTTCAATGGACTACCATTATTATGCATAACGTCTATAGCATGATCTACGGCTATAATATCATCAGGGGCTGCACGTAATACATCGTAAGCTTTTACAATTATAGCCCAAGCGGTACCACCATAACTAGACATCCACCTAGCTTCTTCAAACCCAATCAATAAGTAAGGAGAAGCTTCATCTGCATTACTAACAATCGTATCAAAACTTGCCAAAATACTTCTAACACCATTACCAGTGCCCCCCACTATATCACTATATCGATAGTCCTCCGTAATTAACTTGTCAGTAAAACTTCCGCTTTGGTCTACAATATCTTCCTTAGCAAAGTAATCAGACCAATTCCCATGCACATATAATAATATATCTTCAATGGTAAGACCATACCGATTAAGTGCTTTAAAAGTATCTGCCTGTGTCCTACTCTCCGCACCTTCTTTAGTAAAAGCTGCCATATTAGACAAAGTGTTAACTATCTCAGTCATATTAATACCTAAAATACCCTCAGAATTTTTAAATAAGTCCTGTATAATACCTACCTCACCATAAGAACCAAAATTGCCAGCAACTTCTTTTACAATAAGTTCAATAATGTTATTACTAGAAAACTCCTCAAATACTATGTCAAATTTATCTTGAGCACTAACAAATTTAGAATCATCTACTGTCTCTATGCTTGTATCAACAATTTTAGAATAATATTCTCTTTTTTCTGCCGCTACTTTACTAACTACAAGATGAACTAAACTTACAAACTGTGGGTAAATGTTGCTATCTACTAAAGATACTATAGCATCAAAAAAAGTGTCGCCTTCATCCTCCCCATTACTTGCACCTACCTTGTATAAAAATCCTAAAACATCTTCACCAAGATTAGGATCATAAAAATCTGCCATTGCCCCTATATGGCTACCTTCCTCCAAAATAGCATAGCCAAGTATACCCTGCAACATCTTAGATAAATTAAATAATATTTCTTTTTGTAAATATCCTAACTTATCTATATCACCTCTGTCCATTTCATCGGACATACCTGTATTTTTCAAAAAGCTTATATACTCTAAAGCATAAAAATCAGCTAATAACTTATCGGGTTTATCTGTCGGTATCTGGTAATCTCCAAGAAATTCATCTATTAACTTGCTTGCTGTACTTTGTAAACTACCACCCTTACCCATATTTCTGTATTTAACTAACTTCTCATGAGGAGTTAAAAGCTCATCCTCATCAAAATCCTGTTTGTTAGCCTTAAAATCTTCGATAATCCCCTTATCATAAACCCCATCTTCACGATTAGCTTCTAATTCTGCATCACCAAATACTGCATAAGGCTCATATACAGACACCATTTCCTCCGATAAAAATGGTATCAAATTAGTAGGGTAAACTACCTCACCTTCATCAAACATAGGGGCACTCTTATTAGGGTCACTCCTACCTGGTCTCTTACGGTACTTACCCCCCATATAAGCTTTTATATCTAAAATATTATCTATGTCTAATTTCCTAGCAGAAAACCCAATCTTATCAAAAGGACTACCACTATTATGCATAACGTCTACAGCGTGGTCTACGGCTATAATACTATTAGGATCTTTTCTTAGCATCTCATAAGCATCTGTTATGTTTCTCCAAGCTTCCCCACCAAATTCTTTAGCATTCCAGTTAATATTATTAAACTCATCCTTATCAGAGTTACTTGGGTTATCGCCTAATTCTTTCTTAAACTCAGCAGTAGACTTTCCATAAGCTATCTTCAAATAAGGTAGTGCCTCATCAGCAGAACTTATTATTTCATTAAAATTACTCCATATAGCATCTAAACTACTAA